CCGCTTCCACCGTGTCGTCATTAATGATGCGGAACTCTCGTCCGTGGATAACTACACGGGTACCGGCATAGGGACGGGTTAGAACAAAGTCACCCTCCTTACACCACGGGCCGGTGGGGAACCGGTCCTTGTCCTTGTAGCAAAGCTCGCCCATCTTCACGACAAAGAGGACTACCGTAGTCAGTTCCTCAGTGCGTTTAGTGTCGTCTGCTTTAATGATTCCACCCTCGAACTCCTCTTCCACGTGCGGTACTGCACATAGAAGTCGGTAGCCTTTCGGGTCCGGCAGGAGTTTGGCTTTGGCATCCGCAGCCTCCTCCTGAGTCTTCTCAATATCAATACTACTCATCGTCGCGCTCCAAGCGTTTTGCAAGGTCTTTGATGTGGTTCTTTGCGAGTTCAAGACCCTGTAACGCCCCGCAAAGTCTCTTGTATTCACCCTCGTCCAATTTGCCTTGGATCAGGGCTTCAACAATCAGTGTGCGCTCTTCGTCTAACTTCGCTGTTAGATACTCAAGAGCGTTTGAATACGCCATGAATTACTCCTTTGGTTGACCGAATTTTCTCGACCTCGCACTGCTTGCCATCGGATTGATCCGGCTTCGATCCGCTTGATCTCGTGCCTTCGCAATCTCAACACCAAGTTTTGTTCCCTCAAGCTGTTGCCTGTTGGATTCTTGCGCTTTGTGCTTCTCAATCTCCGCACCCAAGCGTGCTGCTTCAAGCTGCTGCCGACCAGAAATTTCTGCCTCTCGCAGTCGTAACTCGTCTTCTTTGGCAGCGGCGTTGATGTAGTTCTGCTCTGCTTTGAGCCGCAGTTCTTCCTGCTTGGCCTGAGCTTCCATCTGCACCTGCATCTGCTTCGTCTGGGCCTGCATCTGTTTGATCTGCAAGTCCATCTGCTGCATCTGAACAAGTGGGTCTTGTTGCTGCTGAGCGATCTGCTGAGCCTGAGCCTCGGCCTGATCTTTCTGGAACAGACGCTGCGCGGCCACAGCCGACACCTGAGCAATCTGAACCTCCATTTCCGGCGAAAGCTCGTACTCCTCGGTATCGTCGGCCGGGAGCGGCGGCAACGCCACGCCCAACTGCTTCTCGATGTCTCGGCGATACTGGAACGCCAAGTGCTCCATGATGTGAGCCTGAAGAGTCGAGTTGATCTGCTGCGCCATCGGGTTCTGTCCAATCATCTGAGCAAACTTCGGATCTTGGCCGAACGCCATGTGAACAGCGATGTGAGCCTCGTGGTCTTGGTAAATAAACGCCTTCAACGGCTTGCCCGTCATAGCGTCCATATTCTCCGTGACCGGATCGCGTGGCTTCTGATCGTCCGGCATCGGGACCAACTTCTCCGCGTTTTTAATGCCGAGCACTTCCAACATCTGACGATGCAGGTACGGCATGTTGTATAACTGCGGAGCGCCCTGAGCTAACTGCATCACGGCTTGGTACTGCACGACCTTCTGCGACATCGTTGCCGCATTCGGGTCGCTTACCGGGATCACATCAACGTCGTCGTAGTCAGCCTTCTTCGCCTTGCGAGTGCCAACTTCAGGCTCGTACGAATATTCTTCCGGCGTGTAGTCTCGGATTATCCCTGCGAGGAGTTTGAACTCCTGCTTCATCGCGTAGTAGATGCGGGCCTGAACAGCCGACATCACCTTCAACACGCGCTCCAAGATGGCTAGTGTGGTACCAACCGGCGCTTGGCTCGACATATCGCTGACTTTGAGATCCGACACCGCAGCAAAGCGGCGACCTTCTTCAACGATTTTGTCCATCAACATCGCAAGGGTTTGCGACGGTTCTTTGTACGGAAGCGGCAGGATGTTGTCGCGCACCGCACCACTCGGTACGTCTACGTCTCGCCATTCTCCCGGTGCAATCGGAGTATCGTCTCCCTTAATTCGGAGTCCTCTAGACTTGAGACCACCCGGAAGGTTGCTGAGAGTTCCTGCGTCGACAAGTTGGCGAAGGAGCGAGGTTGCAGCTTTACTATGTCCCCCGATAAGGTGAATAAGGCCGAAGTAGTAAAATCCAAATCCGGGTATGTATCCGTAGTGGACGAAGTGCTGTCGCTTTTGTTTGAGTTCATCGTCTTCCTTCCAATTGCGACGGATCGCTAGAACCGTCCCTGTCCCCTTTTCAATCGTCACCACGTACGGCAGTGCGATCCCTGTCTCGTTGTTATCCTCGTCCGTATCCGGGTAGTCCGCCAACTCAAGGTTGACGTGCATCTCAAGTAGCTGGAACCGGTCGTCCATCGACGCCGAGAACCCTTGGTCCTCTGCCTTCTGCTTCTCAACCTCGTCCATCGTGCGAACTGGGTCACCCAAGTCCACATCACGATAGAACCCTGCGTACTGAAGTTTGCGAAGCTCATTCTTAGTCTTACGCATCCGGTGCGTAACACGCTCCGCAGTCTCAAGGTTCGCTGCGCCGTAGGGCACCACAATATCTTCAGCCGGGATATACACAGCGGTCTGACGACCGAGGCTCGGGTCGAAGTAAATCTTCTTAAACGCATTACCTGACAAGGCGAGCGAGAGCAGCATCCGCTCGTGTTCCGGGCGGTACTCCTTCATCACCTCAGTCAGTTGGTAATTCATGTCATCAGCGACACGGACAGCAGACTCTTTCTTCTCTGCCGTCTCCTTGCCAATGATCTTGGTCTTGACCGGCCCCATAGCCGGGAAGACTTCCATAATAGTCTCAGACTGGAACTTGACGGCCGACTCCATCAAGAGCGGGTGGAACACGCCACACGCACCCGGCCACGGCTCAGTACGCTCTTCGTACCGAATGCCGAGAATCTTCAAACCTTTAATATATGTGTCGAGCCAATCCTTGCGGGAGGCCAAGTCCTGCTCGTAGTGCCCGATCAGTTCAGAGGCGAGACTCTGCAACTCGTTCTCGCTCATGTAGTCGGCGAGGTTCGCATTGAACTCTTCCGCACGGGGCTTGGACTTTTGGAACTCTACAATCGCACCGTCCTCATCGGACATCGGCTCGATTTCAATCTCAACTTCAACCGGCTCCATCTCGGCGGCGAGGACCGCGATACCTTGGGGAGCCTCCATCAAACTTTTATCGACGGCCATCTAAATATCTCCTAATAAAAGCCTTCACGCCGATGGCTCTTAAACCACCGGGTCGGTTCCGGTTCATCCGAGGGAAGACGAATAAATCCCCCCTGCCTGAAGCGGAGTAGGGCTAAAGTGGTAGCGTCCACCAAGTCATCGTGGGTGCCGGAGGGGAAATCGTTACATTCCTCCACAACCTCCCAAGCCCACCGTCGATCAGGCACCCAAACTATACCTGAAGAAAAGAGGTCGGTTACGGCGTTGACTCGGCTGATCTTGTCCTGCCCCTTACCGGGGGTGAACTCTGCAATCGGCACGCCCATCCGCCGCATCTCCTGATACAGCGCCGCGCCGTTAGATTTCTTCTCGACCACGAAGGTATCCGGCTGCCACTCCTTGTACTGCTCAAGCACAAGCTCTTTTAGCTCCGGAAACTCAAGCCGCTCCTTGATCGCGTTCAACAGAATAATGTTGTAGTTCTGCGTGGACTCGTTCTTAAATACACCCCAAGTCAGCAGGGCGTTGAAGTCCGACCGGTTCGTTTTCTCTTGGGCAGCGTCGAGCGTCATGATTATGTGCTCGCAAGAGGGCGGAGCCTCCCGGTCCCACACCTGCCACCACTCTCTTTTAATAAGAGCGCCTTCCTCGGAAGTCGGCTGCTGCATGTACTGGGCCTGCCAATACCGCACGTCCATCGAAGCCTTCTTCGCCAACAACTCGTCGATGCCCCAAAAGTCGGGCCACAAGGGTTTGTCGTTCAGGATGGCAGGGAACTCAACCACTTCCCACTGATCTGCCCCTTCCTCGCGGGTCATGTGATCCACGATCTTCCCGGTCAGATCCATCTTGCTCCACCGCGTCATCACTACGATGATCGCGCCGCCCGGCATTAGTCGTTGGACGGGGCCCGATTGGAACCATTCCCAAGCTGGTTCAAAAACATCTGCACGGTTTTGTTTAGCTTCCTGTTCTGAGTGGGGATCATCAATAATGAACAGATCAGCGCCTCTACCGGCAAGAGCACCGCCAACACCAATAGCAAAATACTCACCGTTATAATTTGTACCCCATCTAGAAGCAGACTTACTATCAGCTTGCAGAGAGACATTAGGGAAGATATCACGGTAGCTTTCTCCTCCGACTAGGTTACGGACGCGTCGGCCAAAGTTCACCGCTAGATCTGCGGTGTGGGACGCCATAATGACTTTCTTCTGCGGATACTTGCCTAGGAACCACGCCGGAGCGAGGTAAGAAATCATCTCAGA